AGCGCCGATTTACACACGGGAAAAATCTGAAAGGGGTGGCCAGGCGTGGCAACCATGAAAAGCATCACAGCCAGGGGTACGCTGCTGGAGAAGCTCAAGCAGCTGGCCAAGGTGCTGGCCACAAACATTGATAGCTGCGACGACCCCAAAAATCTGCCGCAGCTGGCCAAGCAATACCGGGAAACCATCCGGGAAATTGAAGAGATTGAAGGAGCAGCAGACAATGGCGACGAGGTCAGCGAGATCCTTGCCGAACGACAAAGTGATGGGAAGCCAGGAGCCGTCCGAAAGAATCGCACCGGAGTACCGCTCCACTGACGGGCCGGATGCCGTGCGGGTGCTACGGGCAGGCGGCACCGTTCTGGACCCGTGGCAGAGTGACATTCTGGATGACTGGATGGGGCGCACCGTGTCCGGCAAGTGGGCAGCGCCCACCGCGGGCGGCAGTGTGCCCCGCCAGAACGGCAAGAGTCTGCTGGTTCAGGGGCGGGCCGAAGCCGGTATGCTGCTGCTCAATGAGACGGTGATCTACACCGCCCACCTGCAAAAAACGGCCACCGAAACCTTTGAGGAAATGCGGACTTTTTTCGAGAGCCGCACACTGCGTCGCCATGTAGCCGAGATCAAGACGGCGCTGGGCCGGGAACAGATTATTTTGAAAAGCGGGGCGCGCATCAAGTTTCTGGCCCGCACCCGCAACGGCGGACGCGGCCAGCACGGTGACCTGCTGATATTTGACGAGGCGCAGGAGCTGGACGAAACCGCGCAGGGGTCTTTTATCCCTGCCATTTCCGCCAGTCTGAACCCCCAGACCATCTATGTAGGCACCCCGCCCGGCCCGGATGCCGTGGGCACGGTGTTCCGGGCGCTGCGCAAGCGTGCGCTGGGCGGCGAGACCCGCAAGGCCGCCTGGTTTGAGTTCTCGGTGCCGGAGATTGGCAACGTAAAAAATCCGGCGCGCTGGGCCGCCACCAACCCCGCGCTGGGGCGGCGCATCCAGTACAGCACGATAGAGGGCGAGGCAGAGCAGCTTGACCCGGACACATTTGCGAGAGAGCGGCTCGGTTGGTGGAGCCCAGTGGCGACTGAAACCTTGGACTACGCCATAGACCGCAAGGCGTGGGATGCCTGCGCCAGCGAAGCCGAAAAGCCGGAGGGCAAGACCGCTTACGGTGTCAAGTTTGCCGCGGATGGTTCCGCTGTGTGCCTGTGCGGCGCGGTGATCCCGAAAGATGGCCCGGCCCGCATCTCGCTGCTGGACTTGCAGCCCAGCGGCCGGGGTCTCAAGTGGCTTGCGGACTGGCTCAACGAGCGCTATGGCCGGGCAAGCTGCGTGGTCATCGACGGGCGGAACGGCGTGGACGTGTTGGTGGAGCGCATCCGCCCCACCTGGAAAGCAAAGGGCGCTGTGCTGAGGCCATCGGTAAAAGATGTCATTGCATCGGTGGGGCTGATTACTACCGCAATTAACGAACACTCCCTGACCTGGTACAAACCGCAGCAGGCCCTTGCCGAAAGCGCCATTACCAGCACCAAGCGCCCCATCAGCGGCGGGTACGGCTTTGGCGGCGATAACAGCCTGCCGCTGGAAGCCTGTGCCCTGGCACTGTGGGGCGCAAAGACGAGCAAACGCGACCCGACACGCAAAATGCGCATCGGATGAGAGGAGAACCATGACGAATACCCTGAATTTTGGCCATGTAGCCGGGCTGACCGCCGCGGAACAGCAGCAGCTTAGCGACCTGGCCGAAACGTATATGTATCATCAGAGCCGCAACGCCACCAAAGACAAGTATTACGAGGGGCACGTCACCTTGCAGGACGTGAACCTTGGTCTTGCGCTGCCGCAAGGTCTGCGCGGTCTGGAGGTCGGCTGCAACTGGGGACAGAAGGCGGTGGACGCGCTGGCATCCCGCAGTATGTTCGATGGTTTTGTGAGCAACGGCGGCGCACTGGACGGGCTGCAAAAGCTGGTGACCGACAACCGTCTGGTTGCAGCCTACGCCAAAGCCTGCCGGGATCAGCTGAAATACGGATGCGTGTTCGCCACACTGTCCGCAGATGCGGACATCGGCTGTCGCATCCGCTTTCACTCCCCTGCTGCGGCCGCTGCCCTGTGGAGCGGCGAGAAAGGCCGGATCGACTGCGGCCTTGCCATCATCGACACCATGAAGGACGAAAAGGACGAAGGAAAATGGACCCCGTCCATCGTCAACTTCTATACCGACACCGCCCTGATCGTACTGACCCGCGAAGGGACCGTCTGGACAGCAAAACGGCATCCCAATAAGATGGGTCGTCCGCTGATGGAGCCGCTGATCTGGAACGCCACCAGTAACAAGCCCTTTGGCCGCAGCCGCCTGAAGCGTGCCATCCGTTCCCTTATCGACGACTATGTGCGCACCGTGGCTAACGCCACCATCGCGCTGGAGTTTGACACCACGCCACAGAAGTACATCCTCGGCGTGACCGATGAGCAGTACGATACCATTACATCCGATAAATTCAAGCAGTATGTCGGTGCGCTCATCGCTGCCACCTCCAACCCGGAGACCGGCGAAAACCCGGTCTTTGGCCAGCTGGCACAGGGCAGCCTTTCGCCGCACGTTGAAAAGATGCGGATGACGGCCACCCAGTTTGCCGCTGCCACCGGCCTGACCGTGACCGATGTGGGCGTGATCAATGATGCCAATCCCACCAGCAGCGATGCCATCCTTGCCCAGAGCCAGACGCTGGTGCTGATGGCGCAGCAGCTGAACACCGGCAACGGCGATGCACTACGCACCATTGCCCGGATGGCCCAGGCCATTGCCCGCAAAGTAACGCTGGATGAGCTGACCGAGGAAGAGCGGGACGTGATGGCCCACTTCAAGAACCCGGCGATGCCCAGTGTAGCCGTGACCGCCGATGCGGCCATCAAGATTGCTTCCGCCCGGCAGGAGTTTGCCGCCACCGACACGTTTTTGGAGATGATCGGCTTTGACCAGGCCGATATCCGCCGCATTAAGGCGCAGGAACAGCGGGTGCGCGGGCAGCAGTTGCTTGTTGAGGTAGACAATGCAGATAACGGCGAAAACGTGGAATGAATACATCA